AACCAGTGTTTGTATCTGAAGAAAAAGTTAAGGCCGGAGCTGAATTTGTTCCATTAGAGAATGAAGCAACGCCACTCGCGCTCAACGTCGTGAACGCGCCTGTGTTAGCCGTAGTTGCGCCCACCGTTCCGTTGATGTTAATGGACGCCGTGCCTGTGAGGTTGGTCACCGTGCCGCTGCTAGGCGTGCCTAGTGCGCCGTTGAACAGCACAGGAGCACCCGCGCTGCCAGTATTAACCGCCAGAGCCGTAGCGATGCCCGTGCCGAGACCCGAGACGCCCGTGCTGATGGGCAGGCCCGTGCAGCTCGTAAGGGTGCCGCTCTGAGGCGTGCCAAGGATGGGCGTCGTCAGCGTTGGGCTGGTGAGCGTTTTGTTCGTGAGCGTATCCGTCGTCGCCTTACCGACTAGTGTATCCGTCGCATCTGGCAGCGAGATCGTGCGGTCAACGGTCTGCGTGCTCGACAACATCGTGCGCGTGTTCGTTGTGCCGCCCGCAGCGTTAAACATGATGCGCTTGGTTTCATCCACGCCATCAGTCACATTGACATATCCGCTTGCGCCTTTGGCAACTAAGTGCAGTCCAACAGACGCATCGCCACCTGTTGCCCTAATATGCACAGGGTTTCCTGTTGCGGCATTCTCAATCGAAATCTCGTTTACCGCGCTGGCAATCGACGCCAGCTTTAGCGTCTCGTTGCCGTTGGCGTCATTGATCGTGGCAATGACTGGTGTGACGATTGTCGGGCCGTGAGAAAGCACCACGTTGGTCGTGCCCGTAGAAGTTGAAACGCCCGTGCCGCCATCAGCGACTGCGAGATCGGTGATTCCGGTGATGCTGCCGCCCGTAATTGAAACATTCGAAGCGTTCTGCGTAGCGATCGAACCGAGCGCAAGATTGCTGCGGGCCGTGGTGACGCTTACCAAGTCGGAGAGATTGTTGGCGACTTGAAGGAAGTAGGTGTCGGCTTGCGTAGCTGCGGAGCCAAGTCCGAGATTCGTGCGCGCCGTGGAGAACGAAACGAGGTCGGAGAGATTCGACGCCTTGGCGAGTTTGTCGCCGTCCAGCTCATTGATTGCGGCCTGAACTTCCGTGGCGACGATTCCGCCCGCTGGCACGTTCGTGATGTTGCTCGCGGTGTAATCACCATTCGTGGCGGTCACGGTTCCGGTGCGACCAAAGACCGAAGCGACGGCATCCGTGTTGTCCACCTTCGCCCAGCCGTCCGCGCCATTGCTAATAATCCAGTCGCCGACGTTGAACGTGATCGAGGCAAACGTGCCGCCAGTCGTGACGATGTAGTAATCGCCGAGCGTGGTCGTCGCAGGAGGATTCGCTAGCGTCGGCGTATTCGTCGAAGCGTTCCACGTGCCCATGTACGTCACTTGGCCGAGGATGGAATCGGGCAACTGCGTGAGCGGAATCTTGCCGCCAGAGTCGAGCGTAGCCACGCCAGAGTTTGCGCCCTTCTCGGTGCTCGGAATCTTCGACGCGAGATCGGTCACGAGGTTCGTGACTTGCGACTCGGCAATCAGAATGTTGACCGCCGATGCCTCCTTCGCGCGACCTTTCGAGTCGAGCGTAATGACGACTGCGCTCGATGCGCTGCCGTAGCCGCCAGCCGTGACGCCAGAGATCGTCAGGCTTGGATTTGGATAGGTGCCGGTGAGATCACCGCCAGCTGGGCCGGTAGGCGTGCGCGAGTCGGTAAAGCGTGCGTCGTCGCCAGCCGCAACGGTGCCCGCGGTCGTGCCAACGTCGCGCGTGGCGGAATTGCCAAGACCAAGATTGGTTCGGGCCAGAGCGACCGAGGCGACGTCGCTGAGATTGTTTGCGACTTGGAGAAAGTAGGTCGCGCTCTGAACTGCGGCGGAGCCGAGTCCGAGATTGGTGCGAGCGTCGGTCGTGTTCGATGCACCCGTGCCGCCGTCGGCGATAGCCAAGTCCGTGATTCCGGTGATCGTGCCGCCAGTGATCGAGACGTTGCCCGCCGATTGCGTGGCGATGCTACCCAAGCCGAGATTCGTGCGAGCAAGCGCAACGGATGCAACGTCGCTCAACGAGTTCGCGGATTGCAGGAAAAAGGTCGCGCTCTCCACCGCGGCAGAGCCCAAACCAAGATTCGTGCGCGCCGACGTGATGCTGGCGAGATCGTTGAGGTTGTTCGCGCGGTAAGCGTAAGTCGTATCTGCGCCGGTCGCGGTGACTCCGAGATTGGTGCGCGAAGTCGTGACGCTGGCGACGTCGCTCAGGTTCGATGCCTTCGCCAACTTCTCGCCGTCGAGTTCGTTAATCGCGTCCTGCACGTTCGTCGCGGTGATGCTACCGGCGGCGGTGTTCGTGATCTGCGTGGCCGAGTAATCTCCGGCGACGGCGGTGATCGAGCCAACGCGACCGAAAACGCTCGTGACGGATTCGCTGTTGTCCACCTTCTGCCAGACTGAACCGTTGTAGATTGCCCAGTCGCCAACCTTCCAATCGGTGATGCCGTTCAGGTTCGTCGAGCCGTCCACGTTCACGACGTAGTAATAACCCTTTGTTCCGACGCTCGACGTGAGCGTTGGGCTGTTCGTGGCCGCGTCCCAAGTGCCTTGGTAATTCGTGCCGCCGTCGGCTGAGATTTCGATGAAGCCAGCCGCGGTCGAAATTGCGATGCCGTCGCCCGCCGTTATGTCAGCATTGACATATCCGCCGTTGCTGCCGATCAGGATTTGGCCGTCGGCTGGCGTGCTGATGAGTTCCGCGATTGAGACGTTGTTTCCGCTACCAGCCGCGCCGCGCGCAGAGTTGAGAGTCCACTTGGTCGAGGTGCGCGAAGGCTTTTGCGTCGTCTCCTCATTGGCAACGTAGCTGTCGCCGTTGTAGGCGACGAGATCGAGCTTGTAATACGTTACGCCCGATTCCCACTTGCCGCGCGGGTTCAGCCCTTTCGGCTCGGCGAACTCTTTACGCAGTTGATCAATTTCGCCAGCGCGAGGAAAGCGCGCGAACTTTTCTTCAACCAGCTTTTCAACTTGGGCAGGAACTTCGACGCCAATGCGCTCGCCCGCTTCGGTGATTTTCTTTTCCGCAATTTTTTCGAGGTCGATGACCTTCTCTTTGTAGAGCGTGATTGCGGAATACTTCGCGGCGGTAGTGGTTTCAAGGTCATCGCAGAGTGTTTCGATTTTGGATTGAAGCATCTCGCCGAGTTTCGCGTTTTCGTCTTTAGCGCGCGCGGACAAGAACACTTCCAGCTCGGCGCGCAAGTGCGGCTCAATTTGCTCGACGTTCTTCTCAATTTCGATCGAGAGATGCGTCCGCAATTCTGGCAACGAATCGACGAGCTTTTTCAGCTCGGCGCGTTGGATGATGGCTAGTTCGATTAGGCGATCAACTTCGGTAAGCGTGTGAATCATGTTTTTGCTTTTTAAGATTTGATCTGCGCGTTGCAAACTGCGGCGCGTTGCGCTTCGTCAGGATACTCGGCAAGCATGGTCGGGTCGGCCATGCAGCGACCGATGAACGCGTCGGACTTCTCGTCGGCGTCAGGCGTCGGAATGACGAACGCTTTGACTGGTTCCTTGCTCGCAAGCGCAACGATGCTCTCGGTCACGATTGGCTTCTGCGCCTCGGCCACTTTACCGAACAACTTCGCGCGGTAGTTGTGAACTGCATCCAGCCACTCCTCGGCGCCGCCTTGGCGCGTGGACATGGCGTGCTCCATCTCGACACGCGCCTCGAAGTCGGCTTTCTTGTCGGTGTTCTTGTTCAGACGCTCGACGATCTGGTTTGCCCACGAGTAACCCTCATCGCCACCCCAGCCCATCCACGCTTGCCAGCCCTTGCCTTGCTCGTCCCAAGTCTCGCCGTTCTTGTCGGACTCGTGACGGTCGAAGTATGCCTTCATGCGGCGCACGGTTTCCTCGGAGAGCGGGCGGCGGTTCATCAGGTCACGCGCGCGAGCAATGCCCACGCTCGTCATGCCGCGTTGCGAGGCTGGTTTCTTGTCGCGTACTTCAAGAGCGCGCTTGGCGTTGTCGGCGATGGCGACCGTCGGAATGTAGGTATTAGTCTCGAAATCAATCGTGACGAGCTTGGAGTCGTTCTCGATTTTTTGCGTAGGCTCGGCTGGCGCAGCCGCGTCAGGCTTTGCCGTTGCGGCAATCGTTGCATCAACCGCATCTTGCGTGACGTTCGTACCGAGCGAAGCGGCCATCGAAGCGTTGGCAGGGAGCTGTTGCGTGACCATGCGGATGGCCGTTTCTGGCACGCCGTATTTCGTCGAGAGTTCTTTAATGAAACCGGCTTCGATTGCGATTTGCTCCAAACGCGAGAACGCGTCCGTGCCTTCTTCGGCTGCGATTTCTTGCAGCGACTTCGCGCCTTGGCGGTTCTCGTTCATGTTCGCGGCGGACTCGCGGCCAACGTCAATCGAGAGCTTCGCAGGGAAACGCCACTCGCCCTTCGTCGCGCGACGCAGAGCTTGCACCATCGTCTCGCCCGCTAGCAGCGTCGGAGGCGGAATTTCACCGCGCGCGATGCCGTCGAGGATGACGGCGTCTTTGATCGGGTCGAGAACCTTGTCGGTGAGGACGCCTTGCTGGCGCGTGAAAACACGGTCGGCAGCGGCAAATTCTGCTCGAACGCTTGGGCCCTTATACGCCTGTGTCCCGAACAACACTCCCTCGGGCACGCCCACGCCCAAGGCGATCTCGTGCATGAGATGCTGCACAAAGCCGGTGAAGGCTTGCGACGGACGCGAAGGCATAACCTCGACGCGGTCGCTGTTCTGGAAATAGCGAATCATGCCCACCTCGGTCAGTTCGTTCTTTTGCGTCTGGCCGCTCGGCAGCGACATTGACGGGTTCGGCTGGAAAAGGTTGCGCGGATTGGCGGTGCCGCGGTCGTTGAAGATAAGCGCGGCCTGTTGCGACGAGAAACGCACGCCCGCTTTCTCGGCTTGAAGAATGTCGTGAAGCATCCGCACGGTCTGAATCGCCGAGTGAAAATCGGTGATGCCTCGGTACTGATCTACGCGGAACGGGTCGAAGTAGTGGCAGAACTGATTCGCTGGAATGTCCTCTGCGCCAAAATAAACGCCGTTACGATCTACGCGGTAAATACGGTATGCGATAGGCTGGCCGAAGTCGTCGGTGATAATGCCTTGGTAATAGTTGTTGGACTCGACCGCTGCGCTGTTCGGATTTCCGATGCGCGTCGCCGGAACGAGTTGCAGTTTCAATCCTTCGCCAGCGCGACGAATCACGAAGCCGCAATCGCCGTCCACTGGACGCTCCTCGGCTGCGAGTTGCACCAGCTTCTTGAACGTGTGTCGATTGGTCACGTCGCAGTTTTTGCACCACTCGTGGAAATAATCGCTGACCGTCTGATTGTAGTCACGGTCGCCGGTCGTCGGCGAGTATTCGTGCGGCGTGAGATAGAGACCGAACTTGCGCGAGACTTCGCGCGCTTCTGGGCTGTTCTCGATTAGGTCGCGCGCCTCCCACATCATGACGACGCGGTCGCGCTGATTCTGTGTGCTCTCGGCTGGTTGTCCGTATTGCTTCGGAGCGTAAAGACGATTAGTGCGCGCGGCGTTATACTCGAAAAGCGATTTCTGCACGCGAGCTTCCAAACGCTTCAACGCCCACTGCGGCGCAATGTTTTCGAGCGCGCGGTCGAGCCACGGCTGATTTTTGACTAGCTTTGACGCGTCGAAGTTCTCGTGTTCCATGTTTGTGTTTAGTTACCGTTGAAAGAAA